TGCTGTATCAGTTCCGACACTGTGGCTTGATGCCGGATGGCATCTGCCTCGTCGTCGTAGAACATCACCGGTGGTCTACCTAGCACGCCCAGGCTGATGTGGGCAGTCTCCAGCTCTGATAACAAGACAGTGTGTGTTGCGCTGTTCTCTTGAGTTGCGGCCAGTTCCGCCTGTTTCGCCGACATGACCTGTTGGTGCTTGTCATCATGGAAGGCCTGACCGCATGTATGACATTCATTCTTGGCCAAGGTATCAATCTCTGCTGATAATTTGGTTGCCAGCTTGTCTTCGCGACTGATGTCCAGCTTGACCCGTGTGATCTGACCTGATAATTCGTTGATGTCCTTGCGTTGCCGATCCCAGGCCCGGTGAGCCAGATGAGCCGCAATTTCCGCCGCAATGTCAAGATTTTGCAACGCCGCAAGGGCCTTTTCAAGTTCTGCGACGTCCGTGTCATGCTTGGTGACCCATAGTGTTTGTCTGCGTTTCAAGGATTCAATCTGCTCTTCGATGCGCTTGTTGGCTTCCTGCACAGCTCGAATTCTAAATTCTTCCTGCGTGATTGAATCTTTGGTGGCCTTGTTCAGTTCTTTGATTCGATCTGCACGCTCGCTCAGCAAGGTAATGCCCAGCAACTGTTCGATAATGGTTCGTTGATCGTTGGCTTTCAAACTCAAAAAAGGCTCAGTGTATGTGTTTAAGGCCAGGATATGTTTGAACATGTCGTGGCTCAAGCCCAAAGTGTGCTCAATGGCATCTTGTGTTTCTCTTGAATCGCCTTGTGCCTCGTCGGTGATTTCTTGTGCTTGATTGTTCACATAGAATCTCAACACATTGGGTTTACGCCCACGCTCAATTCTGTATTCTTGAGTGCCCACTGCAAAGTCCAAGCTGACCAGCATGCCTTTGCCGTTGGTCTTGTTTACCAGATTGTCCTTGCGGATGTTGCTGAGAGCTTGCCCGTACAAGGCATAGCTGAGAGCATTGATGATTGTGGTTTTACCGGTGCCGTTTCTTGAACCGTCGCCACCCAGGTCTAGATTTTCTCCCAGCACAAGAGTCAGGTCTTGTCGATCAAAGTCAATGGCCTGCGTGGCATTACCCACGCTCATGAAGTTTTTTACGGTTAAATTTTTTATGTTGATCAAGTTACACTCCGTGTTTAGCTAACATTATACTAATTTCATTGGTATTTATAAACCAATCTGAACAATCATTGTGTGGCACTTCAAAATTATACTCTAACCATATGTAATAATAAATTACCGATTGAGTCCACACGTCGGTGACAGCTCTGAGATCAACACAATTATTGGACCTGATACCGTGTATGACAGATTTTGCAAGGTTAACCGGAGCAATATATTTAAAATTAAGGTCATACCATTTCTTCCACAGTTTTGAAAAATTCTCAGTTTTTACACACAAGTTTAATGCATTAAAAAATGTATGATAGTCAAGCATTTCATCCACGCAGATTGTGGCAGTATCTGTTGGTCGCCACGCAGATCGTAAATGATGATCACGCAAGAATAAAAAAAACTTTTCTCTGCGGGCCCACAGCTCCTCAGTCGCCCACCCACTCGTTGGAAGCTGATCCTCGACACTACCTTGCATGGCTTTGACAATCATAGTATGCGCAACTATCGGCCAACTCTGATCCGAATAACAAATTTTAATAATAGTTGCACTTGGAAATGTTGATTTAAATTTATCTGACTCGTTGTTAATTCCGTTGTCAATCAACACAGAATAGTTATTTTCAGATTGAAATTCGATATTGTTATCCCAGTGTTCATGCAAATATTTAGGAACTAGTAGATCCAGTTGATGACTATCTCCGTTTGCTGAAAACTCTAAAGTTTTGCTGGGTCTTGCAAAATTATCCCCGTGTAATGTCAAAACAGCATTGACAAAGTGCCCAAATCCTCCACTAGGATACCAAACACAATAGATCATAGATTCTGATATATTCTTAACAACAGCTTGGGATCGTAGAATTCTGACTCAATGTTGGTTATTTGGTCTGTGACGATCTGATCCACACTTTCAAATTTGATTTCTCCTGGTGCTAGATCCAAGTCTACTGCGGTTGATTTAACCGGCAACAAGGCCATCTCTCGTAGAGCATAGTCTTTCACAAATGTTTCCTTGATAAAGTTTGCTTCTTCGTAGCTGATATCAATGTCCAGTTCCACTCGCACATGCATGTTGCGTGCCAACAACTCAGGAGCGCGATCAATTACCTGGCTTAATTTTAGCACACGATACTGTGGTTGTCCTGGCCAAGCATGATACTCGGCAGGCATGCCCCAGGCCAGCACCATCATGCCACGTGATGCATCGCCGGCATCGGCAAAATTGTGCGGAAAGCAGTTGCCAATATAGTTGATGTTCTTTTTTTGTTGTCGCAAGTGGAAATGTCCAGAATACACTTCGCCCACTCCGCCAAAATGATCCACACCAATTTCGCCGTGGTCTGGCATTTCCACCATGGCATTCATTTTGAAGTGCGGCAGTTCAAAGTGCCCAAACACATATTGACTGTTTAGTTTTTTGATTTTTTTGTGATCATCACCCACCAGCCATGGCGCAATAGTTACTCCGCCTTCGTGAAACCAGTCATTGATCACATGTATATTGGGCAAGTGAGCCGCCCATTCGGCACCGTGGATGTCTCTTTTGTCGCGATAGTATAGATCGTGATTGCCGGGAATAAAGTAAAAGTTTTCAAAGGCTGCTGACAGTTTTTCTAATGCTCTTACTGAAAATTGTAAAGTTTGCAAGTTAATTGACGCTCTGTGATTATGCCAATCACCCAAAAACATTCCAGTCTCGCATCCTTCTTCCTTGGCTTTGGCAATGAACCAATCGATAAAATCTGAACAATCGGTATTGTGAATCAAGCTGTTGGACTTTAGGCCAAGATGTATATCGGTGCACACTGCTGTTTTTTTAAATAAATTCATTTATTAAATCCACGGCAATCAATCTTTGGTTCAGCTAGCATATAAACTTGATATCCTTTGTAAGTCCTGCCTTGTAAGGTTACTATTCTAGCATATTGACAATCAATATGCAAGTCTTTTGATGCTTTTGACATAGACGGATATGTTCTTTCAGTCCCATCCGGTAAACTTACCTTAACTTTGTAACCGTAAGCAGTGTGTTGATCTACCTCTTTTTGTGTAAACCCGTCTGTTTCAATTCGGTTTAATCGAGTTTCTATTTTTGTTTTGTAACTATTTTTTTCAGCTTCGGATAGCCCTTGCTTTTTGTGTTTTGTTGCCAATGTGCTGGCCCTCTTTTTTACGTGCATTGAGTTAATAAACGACCAGCCGCCTTCGGCTTCGTTTTTTCTATTGTAATATCTACGGTCGTTTTTGATATCAGTAACCGAGTCAAGCCAAACTTGTTCTAATTCTTTTGATATCTTGCAATCATCATGAGTTGTATTAAACTCTAAAATCTCTCTACCAAAATCTTCGGGCCGTCGCCTGTAAGCTCGAAGCATACGCTCGCTAGAACAAATGTAACTGCTATGTATTGATCCGTGATGACTGCCAATGTAATACATTGAGCGTTTCTTGTCATACCAGCGATAAACGAATCCGTAATAATCTTTTTTGTAAACCATATGTTTATTTATCAATCGCCTAATAATAGGCGACTGAAAATACAGTATACAGCAGTAAATTCACTTTTGCAATCAAATTGATTAAACGTCGTTGTATTTGGCCGGATCAATGTAAGTGACCACTGCACCCAGGTTGGGATTCTTTTTGCCGGCATTCTGTCTAGTCCATGACGGATTCAGTCCTGCCTGCTCCAGCATGTCGTCTCGAATGTTTTGATTTTTCTTTTCCAAATTCAAAATTCTAGTAAAGCTGTTGGTGATGGCTGCTGTATAGTACGCAAACGGGTTTTGCGATTTGGATTCGTCGAACTGCAAGCCGATCTGGCTCAACTGTAGCAAGGCCTGGCCCCGCATTTCCTCATTGTAGGTATATCCTCGCCAGTTGCTTCTGGTAGCATAGCGCTCGCACAACTTGATGTACATGGTGGCCAGGGTACGTGTGGCGTTTCCGTGGTCTTTGCTGAACTCGCCATTTTTGAAATCACCTTTCCAGTGGCTTTTGCCCACTTGGAACGGAATCTTATTGGCATCCAGTCTGTAGTGATAGAACGGCGGAAAGTTCAGTCTCACATGCTTCTCGTCTAGCACCGGGATGTCCAGCAATTCAGCCAAAGGATCGTCTTCTTCAATTAATTCTAGCTCAAAAATGTCTTCAATTTTCTTTTTCTTTTGCTGACTCTTTGGAACTTTTTTGGGTGCCATGGGTATGTGTTCCCATTCGGTGATTCTAAACACTAGGTCAGTGTTGGGTATTTTTTTAGGATCCACAATAATGCCTTCGCGCTTGAGTCTGTCTGATCTATTGCGTCGGGCTTCGGCTATGGTTCTTTGATTGATTTTTAATACCGTGGGTAAGATAATATCGTACTGATGATCATTTACTGGATCGGTGTACACACAGTAGGTGTTTTTGCTTAGGTGTATTTGTTTTAAAATATCTCTATTGTTTAAATAGTTGGTTTTTGCAGGTGTTCTTGGCAAGGATGTAGCCACGTGTATGTCTCCTATAGTGTATTTATTGTAGCACAAAAACCACGGTTGTCAACCTTTATAACATAATCTGGGCACATTATAATGACGGTAAATATCGTATAGGAAAACACATATGGCAGACCCAATAGTAGATGACATAGCAGGTTACGGCGAAGCCGATGAGCTAGCAGTTCCTGCTAGCGAGGTCAAACTCTCGGCTGCGGATCTAGATGCCCTGGCGGTTGCCAACGGTGTAGATGCCGGCGGAGGTGGCATTACTGATGCACAGTTGTTTGCAGGCGAAGCAGGGTCTTTAAGCCAAGGCGAAGTTACTTCGCAGGTGCTGTCGGCACAAAATCAGGAAACCTATACTGGCCTAACACAACAGCCACTCAATACCGATTGGCGGGTGGTGTTGAGATTAGCCCCCAAATCAAACTATCTATACAATGCACCCGATGCTGGTATACTACAGCCGTTAAAAGTGACCAATGGAGTTATATTCCCTTACACGCCAGCAATCAGCACAGCCTACAAGGCCAAGTACAGTGAGTATGATCTAACGCATTCAAACTATCGCGGATACTTTTATCAAAACAGCTACACTGATCAGATCACTGTGGCAGCAGAATTTACTGCACAAAGCACCAGCGATGCTGCCTACGTTCTAGCTGTAATACACTTCTTTCGTTCAGTGACTAAGATGTTCTACGGCCAGGATGCACAACGCGGCTCACCGCCCCCTTTGGTGTTCTTGAGTGGGCTAGGAGATTATCAATTCAACAATCATCCCTGTTTAGTCAGTTCATTTAACTACACCTTGCCCGCAGATGTTGACTATATAAGTTCAGGATCGCCTAACAACCTAGGACTAAATCTGCAACCCCTACAAAATCTTTACTCAACTACCCTGAGCGCAGTTTCGCCTACTGTGACCAGACTGGCAGCGGCATTTTTGCCAGAAGGCGCCCAAAATTTTATACCAGCTCCCTTGCAGGCCTTGTTGAACAACCCCACATATGTGCCCAGCAAGATCAACATCACCCTGACCTTGTTGCCGGTGCAGAGTCGCCAACAAGTCAGTCGTCAGTT